CGAGCTTGGCCTGACGGTGGACGATGTAAAGAAGATGATCAGGGATAACCAATGAGCGAAAAACGACCCGGTGAACCACTGAATGTTGTTTACACAGTCAAGCTGACGCAAAGCCAACGGGTCAAGCTGCTACAACTGGGTGGACCCAAATGGATAAGAGAACAAATTGATAAGGCAACAAGGAAACCAAATGGCAACTAAACGCGCTAAGAGACATTCTAAAAACTGCAAATGCAGCCCGGACTCCCCGTTCCTGTGGGCTAACAACCCCCGCCCAAGTATCTTTGCGAGTACACCGTCGTACCGACGAAGCGAGATTGCAACCGCCAGCGTAGAAGCCCAGCGTGCAAAAGGAAACGAGCCCGGTATGTTGTCTAACTTGTCCCGTAAGAGTTCGGAACATTCGCTCGCTACCCGGGACTTCTTTACGTACAGTCGCGCTAAACTGAATGTTTTTACAAAGGAGCCCGTGAATGAGTGAGCTTGCAAGTGACCGTCAGGTGGCGGGGACGCACTACCGAGACATGGGGATACAGCCGTGGGATGTCGTAGATACGTGGCCTCGTGAACAGCAGATTGGCTACTACCGTGGGGGCGCACTGAAGTACCTCATGCGGATGGGCGCTAAAGATCAGAACGCGCAGGAGATTGCCAAGGGGCAGCACTACATGGAGAAGTTACTGGAGGTGCTACGTGGCCCAAACTCCTGAAGCGAAAGTCAAAGCTGCGGTCAAGAAGATTCTTGATGCGCATGAGGTGTACCATTTCTCTCCCGCTGCCAATGGCTATGGGCGCGTCGGTGTGCCCGACATCATCTGTTGCGTGAACGGATACTTTTTGGCTATTGAGTGCAAGGCAGGCAAGGGCAAGACGACGGCACTGCAAGACCGGGAGCTTGTGGCTATCACCAAGGCAGGGGGCTTGTCTGTAGTTATCAACGAGGAGTCTGTAGTCGCGGTGCCCCTTATAGTCGCGGGGCTACGGGATAAGCCATGACCGCAGACATCCGGGGCATCCTCAATGGGGCGGTCCCGGCCCCTACTAAGAAAGAGCAGCAGCTTGCTGCGAAGAGACAGCGTGACCGTAAGCGGTACGCGCTACAAACCAACCAACCTTGGAAAACAAATGCCCCAAATAGTGACAGCGGACTTCGAGACGTTCTACAGTCGGGAGTTCAGCCTGAGCAAGATTGCGACGGAGCATTACGTACGTAGCCCTGAGTTTGAGACGATTGGCCTGAGCCTAAAGTTTGACGATGCACCCGCCGTCTGGTATCCCAAGCCACAAGTAGCCGAGGTGCTGCAAAACATTGACTGGTCCGATAAGTTCATCCTGTGCCAGAACACAGCGTTCGATGCGGCCATCTTTCGGTGGCACTACGACGTAAAGCCAAAGGCGTGGCTGGATACCTTGGGCATGTCCCGCGCCTTGTTCCCCCATGAGAAGTCCCATAGCCTAGCGGAGCAGGCCAAGCGTGCAGATGTCGGCGTCAAAGGCACAGAGGTTGTCAATGCGCTGGGGCTTCGGTATGCAGACTTTGGTACGGACGTCTTGGAGCGGTACGGTGAGTATTGCGTCAACGACGGAGAGCTTACCTACGCGCTGTTCAAGCGCTACATGGGCATGGGGTTTCCACGGCAGGAGTTGGAACTCATTGACCTCACGATAAAGATGTACGTGGACCCCGTGCTGGTGCTGGACAAGCCCCTGCTGAAAGCGCACCTTGATGAGGTTGTTGAGCGCAAGTCGGATTTGCTTGACCGGGTGCGGGACATGATGCTGGCAGACGGCGACCCGGACTACGTTCATGCGGTGTACACCGAGGGGACCATAGGCATTAAGAAACTGCTGATGTCCAACGACAAGTTTGCGGACTTGCTGCGCAGGTTCAACGTTGAGCCGCCCATGAAGCGCAGCCCAGCTACAGGCAAGCAGGCGTATGCGTTTGCAAAGACCGATGAGGAGTTCAAGGCACTGGAGGATCACCCGGACGTTGACGTACAAGGACTCGTTGCCGCACGCCTTGGCAACAAGACAACCATTGAGGAGACTCGCACGCAGCGGTTCCTTGGTATGGCAGACCGAGGGGCCATGCCTATTCCCCTGCGGTACTACGGCGCACACTCAGGGCGTTGGTCAGGGCAAGACTCTGTGAACCTCCAGAATTTACCGGCGCGTGGGGCTAACGCAGGCAAGATTAAGCGGGCTATGAAGGCACCCCCGGGCTACGTTGTCATTGACTGCGACTCCTCGCAGATTGAAGCGCGGGTGCTGGCGTGGCTGGCTGGGCAGCATGACTTGATAGAAGCGTTTGCAAAGAAGCAAGATGTCTACAAGATCATGGCAAGCTCTATCTACGGCATCCCGATTGAGGAAGTCACACGCGCACAGCGGCAGGTAGGCAAGACCGTGATTCTTGGGGCGGGCTACGGCGTCGGGCATAAGAAGCTGCGGGCGTTCCTGAAGATGCAAGCCACGGTGGACGTATCCGAGGAAGAGGCCAAGCGCATCGTGGACAAGTACCGCGCTACGTACCCAAACATCCCCCTGTTGTGGAAGCAAGGCGACGCTGCACTGCGGGCGCTGGCTATGGGCAATGCCATGCGGGTGGGTGAACCGGGCATCATCAACGTCGTACCGGGCAAGGGGCTTACGCTGCCAAGCGGGTTGTTCATCCAGTACCCTGAGTTGATGCGGGTGGTCATGAAGACCGTAGAGGGCGAGGAGAAGAACCAGTGGCGTTACATGTCCAAGGGCGTTCCGGTGTACATCTACGGCGGCAAGGTTGTGGAGAACTTCTGCCAAGCCGTTGCCCGGTGCGTTGTCGCAGAGCAGATGCTGCGTATAGCCAAGCGCTACAAGGTGGTGCTGACCGTGCATGACGCGGCTGCCATCATCGCCAAAGAATCAGAATCCAAAGAGGCGCAAGCCTATGTCGAGGAGTGCATGTCATGGAATCCAAAGTGGGCAACGGGGTTGCCACTAGCTTGCGAGTCGGGCGTCGGGTATTCTTATGGGGACTGCTAACAAGTACAATCAGTGCCCACTCAACGCAGAAAAAACCTATGGCACTTGCACATTCATATAGCTCTATTAAAGACTACCTTGGATGTCAGCGGAGGTATCACGAGGTTCGCATCCTCAAGCATTTTAAATCGTCACCAACGGAAGCAACGCTCTACGGAGAGCGTGTACACAAAGCCTTTGAACTCTACATCCAAAACGGAACCCTACTTCCAGAAAATCTTAAGCACTACGAGCGTTTCGTGGAGCCTCTTGCCAAAGTTGCAGGTGAACTCAAGTGCGAACTCAAGCTCGGCATTCGCCGGGACTTCTCGCCCTGCGAGTTCTTTGCAAAGGACGTATGGTTCCGGGGTGTCCCAGACTACCTAGCGCTTAACCACGCTAAGGGTATCGCTCGGGTTGGGGATTACAAGACAGGCAAGTCGAGTCGGTTTGCAGATACAGAGCAGCTTGAGCTTATGGCCGCGATGGTAATGTCGCACTACCCCAAGGTTAATATCGTCAAGGGGGCACTGCTGTTCGTCGTTGCGAACGATGTCGTGAAGGCCGAGTACACCCGGGCGCAGCTACCAGAGATTTTCTCCAAGTGGGCGGGCCACGCGAGTATGATTGAGTCCGCGCTTGACGGTGGGGTTTGGAATGCGCGGCCTAGCGGCCTGTGCGGGTTCTGCCCCGTCACTACGTGCGAACACCACAAGTAGGAGTTAGACATGCCCCGCAACTACGCCGAAGAATACAAAAAGTACCAAGGCACCCCGAAGCAACTCGCGGCTCAATCCGAGCGGCATAAGGCGCGGCGGGCTTACGAGAAAACCAACGGCACCCTGCCAGATAATGTGGACGTAGACCACAAGAAGGCCCTATCCAAGGGGGGCTCGTCCAAGGTAGGCAACTTGCAGGCAGCTTCTCGGGCTGCAAATCGAAGTTTTGCCCGTACCAAAGCGGGCGCGATGAAGTCGCAAACAAGCAAACGGGAAGCCGCAAAGTAGGGTAAGATTCCCGCACTAGCGAAGGCTGGTGTTTTTGGTTGCTGTTAGTTCAAGTTGGTTCGCACGGTAGTTCACCCTACCGTGCTTTTTTCGTCTGTGGAAGGAAACCCGTGGAAATAATTGACAACCGGGCCTTGCAGTTTGTGACACGAAAGGCGGACCAGATCACCGCCCTGATACCCAAAAGCAAGGTCATTGCCCGCAAGGGCGACCAAGCAAAGATCATCGTAAATTGGGGGCACAACGAAGCCAAGCTGCTTCGTAACCTTCAGATCAAGGACGTACCGCACCCCATCACGGGCAGGTACAAGTGGCCCGGGGTCTATACCCCGTTTTCGCATCAGCGAGAGACAGCCGCGTTCTTGGCAACGCATCCCAAGTGCCTTGTGCTATCGGAGGCGGGGACAGGCAAAACAAGCGCAGCAGCGTGGGCTGCGGACTACCTCATGCGGCATGGGGAAATTCGCCGGGTGTTAATCGTATGCCCGGTGTCTATCATGGACACTGCATGGCGGTCTGACTTGTTCAAAACGGTTATGCACCGCACGGTGGCTATTGCCACAGGCTCCCGCGACAGGCGCATCAAGATCATTGACGGGGACTACGAGTTTGTCATCATCAACTTTGATGGTGTGAAGGTTGTCCGCGCCGAGTTGGAAGCCGCTAAGTTTGACCTTGTTATCGTGGATGAGGCATCGGCCATCAAGTCTACTGGCACGGACCGCTGGAAAGCGCTAAACACGCTTGTCTCTCCCGCTACGCGGCTTTGGCTTATGACGGGCACGCCCGCATCGCAGTCACCGGTAGATGCCTATGGTCTTGCCAAGCTCGTGAACCCCGGGTCAGTGCCTCGCTTTGCAGGGGCGTTCCGCGACATGGTGATGTACAAAGTCACGCAGTTCAAATGGGCTGCAAAACGTACGGCTCAGGATACGGTCTACCGCGTGCTGCAACCCGCTATCCGGTTTACCAAAGAGGAGTGCTTAGACTTGCCCGACATGCTGTACACCACTCGGGATGTACCGCTGACCAAACAACAAAAACACTACTATGACGTAATCAAAAAGTCGATGATTGCACAGGCCGCAGGCGCGGAGATTACGGCGGTCAACGCCGCAGGGTTACTCAACAAGCTACTCCAAGTGAGCGCGGGGTGTGCGTACACAACAGACCGGGATGTCGTTGAGTTCGATGTCAGCAACCGGGTTAACGAACTCCTTGACGTAATCGACCAGACCGCGCACAAGGTCATTGTGTTTGTTCCCTTCAGGCACGCGCTGGAGATGCTGGAGCAGCAGTTAGCCAAGGCTAGTGTGTCGTTCCGGTCAATCCACGGCGGTACACCCGCTTCGCAACGCTCTGAGTCCATCAAGCAGTTTCAGACGGAGGACGATCCCAAAGTTATCCTACTGATTCCGCAAGCCGCTGCACATGGGATTACCCTTACCCGGGCAGACACCGTAGTGTGGTGGGGGCCTGTGCCATCCGCAGAACTGTACATCCAAGGCAACTCTCGCGCTCACCGTGCGGGGCAGACCAACAAAGTCACCGTCGTGCGACTGCAAGGGAGCCCGGTGGAAGCCCGCATATACGCCCTGCTCGACGGGAAGATCGACTTACATCAAGGGCTGGTAGACCTTTATAAACAAGAAATAGCTTGACTCTGGTAATTGACTGTGTATAATAAAGACTCCAACCAACCAAGGAAACAAACATGACTGAAAAAATAATTGACGCCGACAAGCTCGTCAGGGTTTACATCAAAATGCGCGACGCCAAAGCGCATATGGTGGCGGAACATGACGCTAAAGTGCTTGAGCTTGAAGAGAAGATGGCGCTTGTCGAACATGAGCTTTTGGATATTTGCAAGACAACCGGGCAAGACGGCGGCAAGACTGCCCACGGCTCATTCACGCGCACTGTAAAGACCCGCTACTGGACGACCGACTGGGACTCCATGTATCGCTTCATCAAAGACCATGATGCCGTTGAACTGCTGGAGCGCCGTGTAGCCCAACTCAACATGAAGACATTCCTGCAAGAGAACCCCGGGCTGCTGCCTGAAGGTCTTAACGTAGATTCCAAATATTCCATCACCGTAAGGAGAGCCACGAAGTAAACCCCGTCCCGTACCCTCATCCCATCTAACCGTTAGAAACTTACCCACTTATATGTCCGAACTCACACTTTTTAAATCTGGTGCTACGCTCCCCGACTACCTGCGCTCGGAGCCTGATGAAATGACCAAACGCCTTGCTGGCGGCTCCGCTGGCAAGTCTATCTCTACGGAAGGCGGCGTGTTCCGCATGATCGTAGGCGGCGACGAAATTGCCAAGAACGAAGACCGCGCCATGAACATGGTGTTTGTCAACGCTGCGGCTGATGTGGCCCGTGCTTACTACGAAGGCCAATACGTGAAGGGCGAAGCCTCTAGCCCTCTCTGCGCTTCTGGCAACGGCAAGGTTCCAGACCCAGCCAGTGTGGCCCCGCAAAGCGCGTCGTGTGCTACCTGCCCCCAGAACATCGCTGGGTCCGGTCAAGTTGGCGAATCCCGGGCGTGCCGCTTCAACCAGCGGTTTGCTGTGGTGTTGGAGAACGACCTCAGCGGTAACGTGTACCGGTTGCAGTTACCGGCTACATCGCTCTTTGGCAAAGCCGAAGGGGACAAGATGCCCATGCAAGCCTATGCGCGTTTTCTGTCGGGCCACGGTGTCCCGCTGTCCGGTATCGTTACTGAAGCCCGGTTCGATACGTCGGCCTCTGTGGCAGTCTTGAAGTTCCGTGCAGTGCGCCCGTTGACTCGTGATGAGCTTGCTGCCGCACGGGCGCAGGGTGCGTCGGATGACGCGACGCAAGCCATCGAGTTCAAGCTGGCCCCTCCGAAAGAGCAGTCAGTCCCCGCACTCCCCGCTGCATTCGCAAAGCCCGTCGCAGAGGAAGCTCCCGCCGAAGCTGCTCCGCCGATCAAGCGTACCGCCAAGAAGCCTGACCCTGTAGTGGCCCCAACCAAGGATGTTGCCGCAGTGTTAGACGAGTGGGGCTCAGACGATGAGTGATGCACGGGGCTATTCATACGCCCTAGTGAAAGCCATCGAGGCCGCAGACCCTAAGTTGTTGGGGGTGCGGCTAGGCCGAGTATGCGTTG